TCCTACCTACTATGCAGATAAGGTATCTGTACGTCCATTCTTGCAACGGTTCATGTATAAGAAGTTCATCAAGGGTAACGACAATACACCTAACAGGTTTGTCAAAACTGTCATGGCTAATGACCTTAACGCTGACATGAAAGACAACGATGGCGGCTTCAATTGCGGTAAACCTGCTGGTTTTATCCAAGATTGGGCTGCACTGCCAGACAATATGAAAGACTTGATTAGATCAATCAAGCGTGTTCGTGCATTGTTTGGTGTCGTTGAGATGGTCAATCCTACAGACGATCAAGGTAACTCTGTTGACGTAGAGTCTACCCCATTCATCTGGGAGATTGACAACCGTGACGCATTTAAAACAGTGGGTGAAGTATTCACTAAGCTGACAAAGATGCGTCGCTTGCCACCACAGCACTACGTGTCAATGACCACAACAGAAGTACCGTTACCAAATGGTAGCAGCTTCTATGTGCCTAATACTTCACTGGACTTGAACAATACGTTGGACATGGACAATGAAGCACAGGAGAACTTTGCTAGTTTCATGGCGTGGATTGAGAATTACAATACGTATATCCTCAACTCATGGGATGAGAACATGCATAAGAATGAAGAGGTTGACACAAATACTGTGGAAGAGTTCGTAGACATTGACGCAGAGGATTTTGTCTAATGAACCATCCTGCTGAACTGGCGATCAATCAGTATCTTGAAGATGCTACATCTGGTAAATCAACAATGTCAGAAGAAACAATCAAACAGATTGGTGCAGATGTAATGGATGCTGTTAGACGCCAGTTTGGTGGGGGCAATAAGCGTGACAAGTTTCGGTTGCGTATGTCCAATGTGGGCAGACCGACTTGTCAGCTTTGGTTTGAGAAGAATAAACCAGAGAGAGCATTGCCTAAACCAACAACATTCGTAATGAACATGCTGATGGGTGACATTGTAGAGGCAGCGTTCAAGGGTATCATAACAGAAGCAGGAGTTAAGTACGAAGACGATGACAACTTTGTTGAACTACAGTTAGGCGACACTACAGTAAAGGGATCATATGATCTTGTGCTGGATGGGGCAGTCGATGACGTTAAGTCTGCATCAGACTGGTCATACAGAAACAAGTTTGAATCATTCCAAACACTGAAAGACAGTGATCCATTTGGTTACGTAGGTCAACTGGCTGGCTACGCTAAGGCTGCAGGTAAGAAAGCAGGTGGCTGGTGGGTAGTCAACAAAGCCAACGGTGGAATTAAATATGTTCCAGCAGAGGGTATTGACATTGACGCAGAAATTACTACATTAGAAGATACTGTTGACACAGTAAATGCTAACGAGTTCAAGCGTTGTTTTGATCCTGTACCTGAGACATTCAGAGGTAAGGCATCAGGCAACAAAGTATTGAACGGTAATTGTAAGTTCTGTGACTACAGGTTTGAGTGTTACCCTACGCTACAAGAGTTACCATCTAAGGTATCTCAGGCTAAGGTAAAACCCATTGTACCATACATAGAAGTAAAGGAGTATTAAATGTTAGGTGATGATGAAATAAAGGAAATGCAAGAGCAGATCAATGCTATGGAACAAGATCTTCTTGAGCGTAAGAAAGCCTTGCATGAGGCTAAGTATGCAGGGTTACGTTCCGCTATGGAAGCACGTAAGGCAGCAGAAGCAGCAGTACGAGAAGAACTACGCACACTGGGTGTAGCTACTGTAAGTAGTTTGCCTAGTCCTTGGAATGGGTTGTGGCGTATCTAATGAATGGCAAGCAGTTTGCCGCTGCTCTGAAACATGGGTATAGGAGTGGGCTAGAGATCAAAGTAAAAGACTACTTGGTAGAGCGTAATGTTCGTGTCAAGTACGAAGCCATCAAGATTGAATGGGAAGATCTTATGTACCGCACCTATACCCCAGACTTTGTGTTACCTAATGGGATCATAATAGAAACTAAGGGTAGGTTTACATCAGATGATAGACGTAAACATGCCGCTATTAAGAAACAGCATCCAAAGCTAGACATTAGGTTTGTGTTTGAAAGTAGTAGACGTAAACTGAGTAAGGGTGCGAAGACAACCTACGGTCAGTGGTGTGAAAGAAATAAGATTTTGTTCTACGACAGGATCATCCCAGAAGATAGGTTAAATGAAAAGGGTAAGGACATGCATCCTGATCTAATACATTTCCCATTCAAAAAAGTGAAGAGGAAATAATATGGCAGAAGAAAAAGTATTTATGGACTTTGATCCAAATGATTTCATTGTACGTATCACACCTTTCCTAGACCAGAAGGGTAACTGGACAGGGGAGTTGATGGTAGGTACTGTGACTACAGGAGAGAACACTACTACAGATGATGACTACGTAAATCTAATGCGCTTATGTCACATGGTTTGTGCATCCATTCCAGCTATGGAAGATGACAATGACATACGAGACACACTTGCCAAGTATGCCAATGATGTGTTAGAAGAAGAGGCCGCACCAAAAGCTACAGTGGAGAGTGTAGAAGATAATGTGGTTAAAGTAAAGTTTAATTAGAGGAGATACGTATGTCAGATAAAGATATGGTAAACTCACCAGAGCACTACAACTTTGCAGGAGTAGAATGTATTGATGCTATTCGTGCAGCAACTGGTGAAGAAGGTTTTCAGTACTACCTGCAAGGTAACATTATGAAATACTTGTGGCGGTACAGATATAAGAATGGTATAGAAGACTTGCAAAAAGCACAGTGGTATCTAAACCAATTGATTGAGGAAGAGAACGGTGATAGTTAAAGTCTTCCTTACACTAGAACTAGACGAAGACGAATATCCTATTCCTGTGGATGGCTTTGTCGATGAAGAAGTAAAGGATGCACTACAGGAATTTATCTACGATGTAGATGGTATGAAGATTAAAGCAATGAAATTAATTACGGAGTGATGTATATGGACAATTATTTACCAACAGACTACCAATCCTTCATTCACAAGTCACGCTATGCACGATGGCTTGATGAAGAAGGTAGGCGTGAGTCGTGGTCTGAAACAGTAGAGCGTTACATGGATAACGTTGTACGTACTAAAGCTGGTGATGACAGCTATGTAAACAAAATACGTGACGCTATTGTGTCACTAGAGGTTATGCCCTCTATGCGAGCTATGATGACCGCAGGTAAGGCATTAGAGCGTGACAACACCGCAGGGTACAACTGCAGCTACCTACCCGTAGATGACCCTAAGTCCTTCGACGAGGCTATGTTCATCCTCTTGTGTGGTACTGGTGTCGGCTTCAGTGTTGAGCGTCAGTTCATATCTAAGCTCCCTGAAGTTCCTGAGTTGTTCGACAGTGATACCACAGTCGTTGTCAAAGACAGTAAGGAAGGTTGGGCTAAAGCGTTCCGTCAAGTTCTTGCTCTCCTATGGGCTGGTGAGATCCCTAAGTGGGATGTCTCTAAGGTACGTCCTGCTGGTGCAAGACTAAAGATCTTTGGTGGTAGAGCCAGTGGCCCTGCACCTTTGGTGGAACTGTTTAACTTTGCTGTCACTACATTCAAGGGTGCACAAGGCCGTAAGTTGTCAAGCATTGAGTGTCACGATCTTATGTGTTTCATTGGACAGATCGTAGTTGTAGGTGGTGTGCGTAGATCAGCTATGATTAGTTTGTCTAACTTATCTGATGATCGTATGCGTCACGCTAAGTCTGGTCAATGGTGGGAGACTGCAGCACATCGTGCACTAGCTAACAATAGTGTTAGTTATACAGAGAAACCAGACATGGAAACATTCATGCGTGAATGGCAAGCATTAGTTGAGAGCAAATCAGGAGAACGTGGTGTATACAATAGGCAAGCAGCTAAGAACCAAGCTAAAAAGTTTAAGCGTAGAAATCCAGATTACGAGTTTGGAACTAACCCTTGCAGCGAGATCATCCTTCGTCCATATCAGTTCTGTAATCTTACGGAAGTTGTTGTACGTGCTACAGACACTATGGAAGATCTTGAGCGTAAGATCCGTTTGGCAACAATTCTGGGAACTATCCAGTCAACATACACCAAGTTCCCATACTTGCGAAAGGTGTGGTCTACCAATACAGAAGAAGAACGACTGCTTGGTGTGTCACTCACAGGGATAATGGACAACCCCTTGATGACGTTAAGTAACAAAGGATTGGAGAGTACTCTTGAACATCTTCGTGGGGTCGCTGTATCTACTAATGCTGAATGGGCTGACCGTCTTGGTATACCTGTTGCTGCTGCAATTACATGTGTCAAACCGTCAGGCACAGTCTCACAACTGGTGGATAGTGCCAGTGGCATACATGCTCGCCACAGTTCCCATTATATCCGTACTGTCCGTGGTGATAATAAAGATCCGTTGACAAAGTTTATGATGGATCAGGGCATACCTAGTGAGCCATGCGTTATGAAGGGTGACACTACT